GTTCAAGATGGATTGTTGTTTTCTCAGTTACTGTATCAAAAGTAACACCTTTGTGACCCTTTGTGGTGTCAGCAAAGTTATAGAGAATTGTACCGCCAGTTGTTGGGGTTACATCTGTGATCAGCTGAAATTGTTCAGCACGATAGAAACCGTCAATGGTAATCTTATCGGAATCATCATTAATTTCATAATTAGTTGCTATTATTTTCTTAGCCATGTTTTACCCCAATGCTACAGCAAACGCAATTGCTTCAGCTTTAGTGACATCTCCGCCACCACCACCGCCACCTGAGAAGTTAGGCAACGTAACAGTACCAAGAGCTGAAAGGTTATTCTCAATACTCACATTACCATCAACATCTAAGTCACCCTCAAGGTATGCATGACGGAAACGATTATTATTATGGCCAAAATCCATAGTGTTATGTGCACCAGGGATAATTCCATCTTCTACTCTAAATGCTGCTTTTGCCATCTTAAACCTCTTTCAGGCTATTTATACTTTTTTTACATCAACTCTTTCAAACGAGAAATTGAGTTTATTTGCAATTTGTGGATCTGCTAGTAATGATACTTTGTCACTTGAATCAATTGAAGCATCGTATGTTACGATAGTTGCATCACCATGAAGAAGAGTACCATATGTTGTTAATGTTGCTGTCTCACCATCATGAGTCAAAAAGATTTGTTGTGCTTGATGATCACTATCAGCAGGAGTTGCAGCTGACATATGATAATGCGCTGCTCTGATTTGAGTACCATCAAACGTATCAATAACAGCTTGATTTGAATCTGTTGTAGATGTTAAGACTCGCTGAATAGCTTCTGTATTCTCAGCTCTCAATACAGCCTTGTCACCTCCGCTATCTTCAGACTTTACTTCAACTCTAAACAGCTTGGCAATTAAACGAGCTTTTGATCTTCTTTTAATAAATGGCATATCTTAACTCCATGCTTCTGGATCAGAGGCTCCGCCTCCTCCTCCACCATCACCGCCACCACCTCCACCGCCTCCAGCAGATACGTCAGAGTCATAAGCTGTACGTGTTATAAAGTTTCTATTATCATATTCTGTATCTTCATTATATACAATTGGGAATAATGCATTAAGACTATTATTCTTTATTGTGATTTTTTGATAATGTAATTTGTGATTGATAGCATATCCCTCTGGTGAGCTACCATCATGAACTCCGCCAGGAATGGAATAGTTACTAACTATGCCATCAATTGTAAACCAATCTGAATCAACAATGGTATTTAAATAATCAGAATCAGGTGCTCCGTCTGTAAATTCTCTACGGCCAACCCAACCTTGAGTACCCACTCCTGTTGAATCAATCCATCCAGGAACTCCTCCAGCAAAGTCATCAGAGTCGTATGGATATGCTGGAGCAACACCTCCTCCTGTTCTTAATGTTTTTGCATACCACCATGTACTATTCAATCCACTTGGTAGCTCATGAATAGTTTGATGGGTATTTGATGATCTATACCCTGTTGCAAAATCAGTATAATAATTATACTTTCCTGTGTTCAACATATTTTGACCAGGTATATTAAATACTGTAGCACTATCCATATACAAATTAGATAGGTTATGGTAGTCCTCATCACCTAGATTTTGTTGGATAGTAATTGATACTCTAAATGGTCTTCTAACTGTTTTGCTTAGATTATAGTACTCATGTCCCACCCAGTCAGGATGTGGTGAACCAGTCTCATAACTTTCATATTGATTATTATTACCAATAATGAGATCCGGATCTTTCCGGATCCCATGTATATGATAATTATCTGGTTGCTTCCTGGTTGACATTATGCACCATACTGAGCAGTAATATCAAACGAACCATTACCTGTGACTGTGATTGTTTCAGACACAGTACCAGATGCAGAGCAAGTAACATTCTTTGACTGAGTACCATTATCAAACTGAGCATCTGATCCACTAATCTTCAGAGTAACTGTCTTAGCCAATCTTTGACCAATATAGTTTAATGCTTCAACAGTCAATGTTTTATTAATATTAGACCCAGAGTATGTAATAGTGTCTGTAGTAGCACTACCACCAAAGTCTACACGCATTGGTGTATCATCTGTTAACAACCAAAGTTGTGTTGAGCCATTTGTAGTACCATACCCACCAACTGGGAATGGATCAGCGTTATCAGTTACATACCAAACACGATCATACTTATCATGACCAATCTGAGCAACACGATATGGTATTGTTGCAGTATGAACCCAAGCAGCTCTACGTTGGCTTTGATTCAATACTGTATTAAATCCAGTCTGAATGTATGCTTCACCATCATATCCATTCTGACTCATCCATGAACCAGAATCATTATTGTACCAATCGTTTGCAACTCTAAACTGATAGATGTACGTTGCATTGTAACATACTGCAGCAAGAATTGTTCTATCTTTATCCAGGAAAGTAAAGTTCCTTGCTGTTTCTGGTATATCCGTTTTACTTGTTAGTCTAGTATATTGTATTCGAGAACTTGTACTATTTTCAGAGGCAAATTGATACCGCCATACAATAAGTTGCTTAGCTTTTGGTTGAGCGTCAAACCCATTATGGACTCCGGTTGTCTGCATAAACGTACAGAAATTTGATCCAGCATTGGTATGCATTGATGTTCTAGGATCGAGTGTTTTCTTTTGAGATCCATTATAATTTGCACGACCATGAATTTGAATACCAAACGAATTGTGGATATTTGTACTATCATGGTCACCACAAATATTCAACTGCTGAGGTGAACACTGAACAATATTATTTACTCCAGTACCCCAATACGACCTTCTGTTACCTTGATTATCAGTTAAGTAATTGCCCCAATATGATGCAGTAGGCTGTCCATCCCCCCTCACCGGAACAATCGTATCATTTGATTTATCCCAACGGAAAGCTACTGGATTCAGCTGAGCATTATTATCAAAGTGTGGGAAGATCATAAACCAATATCTTTCATCATATGCCCCAGTATCATCAGCGTTACAGAACCAATCACTACCCCAATTGAGTCTCGCATCATTTGCACCAGACCGGTGGTTTTGGTTATTACTAGCAGGTCCCCATGTACTATTCCATGTTGCAAATGGTGAGTTCCCAGCTCCAGAATATAATGGAGATAATAAATTAGTCCATGTGTTTGCCGCAAAGTCAAATTTTCTAAAAGTAAATGTTGTCGAGCTGTACGGATTATTATATAATTCTAGGTAAATTGTTTTACCATCTACTTCACTCTTTCCACAGATCTGGTGGTGAGTATCATTGTTGCTATTAGATCTGCTTACATAAGTACCACTATTTAAATATGCATATGTGGTTCTATGACGATAGTGTCCATAGTAGTTCGCTCGTGCTTGGACACCACCCATAACAACTTTGTCACCAACTTCATCCTTCCAGAACAAAGGGCCATTATATAAATAACTTGTATTCTGATATTCATCCGAATGAGGAGCAACTTCATATAGCTCTTCATCATCTTTTACATTTGTCCAACGACACATTGTATGATTACTAACAGAACTTGTTCTACTTAATTGATACTGAGCAGTTCTAAGAATATTACTGGTACCATTACCATTATCATGATAAAATATACCGGTACCTTTATTAAAGAAATCTTGAGACTGCCACATTTGCAATTCAGGTTGAGTTGCATGTTTATCAGCATTTCGAAGAGCTGCAGTAACATGATGAGTTGCTGAAGCAGGTGGATTTAGACCAGCTAATGTTAAATATCCTTCACGTCTTTGATCGGTGTTAGTTGTCTGCTGATAATTCTCATGCGAATTTGGCCCACCCGTATATTGTCTATTTGGGAGATCTCCTGATGGGGTCAAATTCATCCCCCAGATACGCTTTAGTGTTTTTGAGTTATAAGCTGCATAATCAGGTCCCATATATATTACATCATGACCAGGCCGCGGGTCTTCTGTTACATGATGAATCTGTTTTGATGCGGCGCTATTATAGTGTCCAATTATTCTATTAATTAACGGCATTAGATTTGATTCCTTCCATATGCAATAGCTTCACCATCTGAGTCCCATGCTCTATTATATTCAAGCACTTCAATAACATTGAATGTATCACCCATACCATTTGAATCAACTATTCCAGTATCTGAGTCTTTATGATATGGGGATGTATCCTGAACCAGATATAACATACCAGCGTCATCAGAGTCAACCAACTCTTTATATATTTTTAATCCACCATCTGCAACGAGCTTTGCAAGGTAATTCTTTGTAACAAAATTACCGTCACTGTCTTCTATTTGCTCATAGCTAATATATTCTGTTATTGCCATTATCCTATAATCCTAAAGTTAATGTACAGGTCCGTACCTGCAGTTGTAGAACCAATTTGTGTTATATCAACTGTTAAATAATCTCCAGTTGAAAAGCTAGTAGTACTCAGAGACTGAGTATTATTACTTGTCTGGCCAGCACCGATTGTACCAGTACCAATAGATGATCCATTCTTCTTAATAGTAAAGTTAACAGCTGACCCAACAGGAGCTGTTGCAACGTGAGCATCAAAAGATCCTAGTGTACCACTCCGCTCAAAGTATAACCTCTTTGTACCAGTATTAGTTGCGAGTGTTCCAGTATAAGAATATGTTTTAAAATCGTACAACTGATTTGATTGAATGTATGCATTATCTATTAGAGCTTGAGCTTTATCTGAGTCAAGAACATGATCACCATCAGCTAATCCAAGATGATCAAGAATGTATGTCTGATCGATGAATGCTTGAGTTCTTGCTGAGTCCATAATCTGAGCTGATGTAGCTAAGCCAAACTGTTGCTTCATAAAATCATCATCAATCTTATTACGAACATATGTTTCGTTAATAATACTTTGTGTTCCAGCTGAGTCAAGACCACCTCTACCAGCTACTGTTGATTCATTAGTTGCAACCTTATCAGCATCTTCTGCCACAGCAACTTTATCAGACTTCAAGGCATCTTGAAAATCAAATACTGACCGGGATAGCCTCTTCAAGTCTTCCTTATTCTGGATATTGAATCTATCTCTCTGAGCTTGTGAGATAGAAAACAATGATGCAAAGTATCTATTAATAGTAGCCATTATACCAACTCGAAGTAACTAAATCTAAACGTAGCATTGAACGTGATAAACTCTGTACCAGATGCTGTAGATTCAAAATTAATATCTCCAAGTGAAGTTGGAACAGAATCCAAATACCTCACTTGCTTTGTTTGATTGTTGTGACTTGATAGTATAGACAAAGTAATGTCTGCTGTAGTTGGAGGAGTTGTACCTCTTTGTAGATACTGACCACCTTCCATATTAGTTGTGTGTATGCGACGAATCCAAGAATACATTTCGTTGTATGAATCAAGGTTCTCATCTAACAATATCGTCGCAGATAATTCGTTAATGGTGATACTCTCACCAGGCATAGGAATGCTTTGCAATCTACGGATTGGCATTTCTGCTGCAGGCATCAACAAACCAGGATGAGTAAAGTTCTGACAGAAGAACTCCAAGTTAGGATAGTTCTTTCTATCGATAACCAACTTAAAACTAGTGGGTTGAAGGTAATTGAAGTTTTCTGTTAAAGTTGCCATAACCCTATTTATAAGAAAAAAAAGTTAAAAAAAGAGGCAGCCGAAGCTGCCTCCCATTTTTATAAGATGTTCGAACCTTATGCGCCGAGGATGTTGTCCACGCGGAAGATACGATAGTACTGGTTGGTTTTGTTTGCAGCCAGACCGTTTGCTGGAGTTGACCCTACGAATGGATTTGATACCATACCGTAACGAGTCTTGAATCCAATCTTTGGCTGGAATGTGTCTTCACCAACCGCACGTACCATTGTTAACGGTACGTATGGGCAATAGAACAGACCTGCGTCATATGGGTTTGTACCCTTATAACCAACGTTTACATAGTCTGTTGTTGCATATGGGTCAATGTACACACGTGTGCGACCATTCAGTACACCAGCAAATGTGTTGCCTGTGTCATCTACGTTCAAGTTAGTTGACATTGCAGGAGCGTAGTCAAGCATACCTGAAGCTGACAGTGCAGAAGCTACGTCTGAAGAACAGATCATGAAGTTACCTTTGCCCCGACGTGTGTCTTTAGCAATCTGGTTTGATTCACGCTCGATCTGCATAATCAGGCCTTTGAACTTCTCAACTGACCAACGACCATCTGCATCTGTCTGTACGTCGAAGATACCATTGATAGCTGTGTTAGTTGTAGTTGCACCTGTCTTAGCTTGTGCGTTGATTGTACGAACAACTTCACGGTTGATTTCAGCCATGATTTCTGTTGACAGAATGTTAGCCAGCTCTGTCTCAGCATCCAGACCATGAATTGCTTTCAGGTCTTGTGCCAGTTCCAGAGTGTATTCTGCTTTCAGAGCACGTGACTTTGCAGTCACTGTAGCTTTTTCAATTGTGAAGCCCATTTCAGCAAACTGCTCACCACCTGATGCGCCAAGTGCTTCAGCTTCTGCTGTTGTGTATGGGTCAATGTTTGCATTTGGAATGTCAGAGTCACGCTCGTTGTCGATGCTTGAATCTGCAGCCAGGTGTGAACCGTCAACCAGATCTTTCAAACCTGATGGGTCTGAGAACTGTGCATCTGTTCCTGAGTCACCTGAGTAGTTAGCTACTGGTTCGTTGAACAGTGCTTCATCATCTGCAGATGCGCCTGACTTAGTTGTCTGGTAACGAGACTTCATTGCGAAGATCAAGCCTGTTGGACCAGTCATTGGCTGAACACCACAAATGTCGTAAGCCATCAGGTTTGGCATTGCACGGCGAACCAATGCAATCAGTACTGGATTCCAGTTACCTGCCTGACCAGATGTAACAGTTGTTGTGTCTGAGGTTTCTGTAAGCATTGCTTCTTCACGAAGCGCTTGCTCCTGGTTTTCCAGAACAGCTGCTGTAACAGCTTTCCGGTGTGCGTCTTGGATAGTGCCTGCTGACTCTTCGTTCAGTACAGGTGCCCACTTTTCCATCAGCTTGTCATAAGAGACTGTATTTTGCATTTTGGACTCCCAAATTATTTCTTTTGCTTTTGGATTGCTTGAAGATACTGAGCCATTGTATCTGAAGTTGCTTCTACGATATTATCACCGTCGGTTGCATCTTCTTCAATGTCAGCAGACTCAGTAGTTTTCTTGGTGAAGTAAGATTCTTTGATTGTTGCAACCTTTTCTGCAAAAGTTGCTTCATCTTCGAAGTCTACATCTTCAGCCAATTTCTTGAGTTTTTCAACCTGAGTTTCAGCCAGATCTGAAGCATGTTCACGGATGATTGCATCGCGCTTCAATACTTCCAGTTCTTCCTGCATCTCAAGTGATTTAGCAACAGCTGTGTTGTGAGCTTCTTCAAGCTCAGTTACTTCTGCGGCCAGTTCGTCAACCAGGTCAACTTTAGACTCAGGTACTTCGATATATGATTCTGTGAACAGATCCTTCAGTGAAGTCATAAACTTCTCTGCAATTTCTGTACGCAGACCAGATTCGATAGCAACCTTGTTGTCTTCCATCCACTGCTCAACTACGTAGTTCAGATATGAATCTACCTTTTCAACGAGGTCAGCTTTAGTAGAAGAAATCTCTTCAGCTAATTCTTCGTTGTATTTCTCTTCGAGACGATCAATTTCTTCTGACAGCTTTGACTTGATTGCTGCTTCAAAGATTGTTGATGCCTTACCTTTGAACTCATCAGACAGAGTAGCTTCTGATTCTACAAGTGCGTTCAAATCGTCAGAGAAGTCGACACTATAATCAATGTCTTGCTTTTCTGCAATTGGTGCACCATCAAAAGCTTCTGCTTCTGTGCCAGCCATAACAGTTTTCAGAACACCAGCAAGTTTATCCTTTGACATGCCCTGCATAGCAGTTACCGCAGCACCTACCATACCAGCTTTTGTCTTAGGCATTGGATCTTGTTTCATGTTGTTCTTAGCTGTACCCATTGAAGGGAGTTTAGCACGGCCGGTAGCTTCACCAGCCTTATCTGTTGCAGCGACTGACTGAGCTTCAGCGTTAGCGGGATCGTGCGCTTCTTCCATAACTTCGTCTGTTACTTCGTCATGGAGTTCTACGTCTTGATCGATCATTTGATCTTCAGTCATATTTGACTCCTTTTACAAGTTATTTTTAAGTAACGAGAGGAAATTTTTAAACTCACGAACCTGCGTCTCATAGAGATCGGTACGAGGAGCTTTCTTAATTTCAGTCTCCATTGATTCAATATGTTTAGCTTCGATAATGCCGTTGTTCCACACCCACTCTACACCTTCCATAACCCCATTAACAAAAGCGCTAGGTGCTGAAGGATCTTGAACAATATCAACTGCGTTAAGGAGAAAATCATCCTTAACGTACATTGCGTCATTACGTCTTTCTAAACTTCCCATACCACGAGTCGAGACTCCTAGATTGACACCGCCGTCGAGAAGACCTTGTACGATCTTACCCATTGGAGTTTCCAAAATAGTAGCCTTACCCACAACATCGTTACCCTTCCATTCGAGCTTTTCGATCTTGTGAGAAACCTTATCTAAATTAACGGTCGGACCTTCAGGGTGATTCAACTCACCTACTGCGCGGCCTTTGGACACTTGCTCATTAATATATTTGGTTAGAGCTTTATCCATTACAGCCTTTTCATATACACGACCGTTACGATTCTTTTGATCTGCTTGCATAAACACACCTTCGATGGTCCATGTCTTACCACCATTCTCTCTAGCTTCAGAAACAACTTCAAGTTGTTGATTTGTGTATTCAGCAATCAGTTTCATTTTTTCAATACCTTTATAAATTCGGTAGCAGCTTTTTCTGCTTCTGCCTTCGATCTGTATCTATCTAACCTATCACCATCTACATACGCAACAAAGCCGTTACGTTCTTTGTATACCATGATCTGGATACGTCCAACCTTTTTATTGACCACTACTTGGCCTTCAGGCTTTCTTCCAGTTAGTTCTCGTATTTGACCAAAGGTTTTCACTTATATTACCTTTATTTATAATTATATTTCTTTTGACTTTATATCAAGATTCTTCAGAATCTTCTTCGTCACTTTCTTCTTCGTATGCGGATCCGTCACTTCCTTCATCTCCCATTGACTCTTCATCATCAGGATCGGACTCTTGTACGGCTTCGTCTTCCATGTCCTCTTCTGCATCGATATCATCCTCAAGATCAAGATCTTCTTCATCTTCAGGTTCAACACCATTGTAAATCTGATCTGCTAAACGAACCTTTTCTTGGTCTAGTAGATCACTCATTTTAATAGTCATAACATCCTGAAATGTTTTACTTGCACCACTAAAGTCTTGATCTGTTGCTTGATCAATCAAATCTTTTACAGCTGCAATATGACGCTCAGCTTGTTCACTCATTATCATCTCCTTGAGTTTGCTCAGGTGGTTCACCTTCACCTGAAATCTCTTTGCTCATCTTTTCAATATCCTCATCATCGAGATGAAGTACATTCTTCATTACCCATTCTTTAGAGAAGTATTCACCAACATAGTTTTGGATTTGATCCAATGATTGTAATCTTTCGCGAAGCATTTCTGCATCACGTAGTTCTGTGAAATGATTATCTTTCTGATAATCAAGTGTAAGATCGTTCTTCCATTCATTCCAATCTTCTTCAGTGATAACGCCTTTCATAATCAACTGAGTTTTCAGAATGCCATAGAAGAGATGAGAGAATCTCATCCGTAGTCTATCGATAAACTTTTGGAACTTCAACTCATCACGATTGATTTCCGTTGACCTTCCAAGAATACCTTGTACACTTTCTGCATCAAGACGAGACATTGGAACATTAAGTGATCTGTACATTCTCTTTTGGAAGTATACAATATCATCAATCTGGCCAAGATTCTCACCACCAGGTAGTGTAGTAATCTCTGTTCCACGACCACCTTCACGTCTTGGTAACCAGAAGTCTTCAAGAAGTGATTGGTGCTTACGGTCGTCTCTAATCTCACCAGTCTTAGCATCGTACACAAGTTTGTTACGATATTTAGCCATGATGTCTTTCATGTACTGTTCAGCTTTACCACGAGGCAAGTTACCAACATCAATATAGAACATACGACGTTCTGGTGCACGAGCCAAGCGATAGATAACTAACGAGTCTTCCATCATACGTAATTGATTGATTGGCTTCAATGCTTTGTGCAAGTGAGACACAATCTTCTTACGATCTTCTGACAGTAGACCCGAAGTGACATATGACACAGAGTCAGTAGTCATCTTAATACCATTTGTTGAAGATCCTGGCTTCTCTTGATAGATGAAGAACTCCTCAGTCTTCTCTACAAGTTTAGCTCCTGTTTGCGGATCTTTCTTATACTTTACTTTTTTGACCTTGCGCATCTTAGCAGCATCGATAGGTCTGATCTCTTGAATACCTTCTTTTGGTTTAGTTTCATCTACTACCAAGTGATGATATAAACGGCCATCAACATACCAACGACGAAAAATATCGTGACCTAATTCTTTGAAGTTTAACATACCATATATGTTGTCAAACTCTTCTTTAATTACTTTTTTAATCCTGTCAGGGATTTCTACATTATCAAGATTGATATCTAATGTCTGAGACATTTCTGAACCGGATATTGTCTCATTAATAATATCTTCGATAGCAGCATCAACTTCTGGATGCATTGCATTACCACGATACTTCATGATCAGCTGATAGTTATCTTTTGAATCATCTCCATCCAGATTCAAATACTGTCCGTAGTGTGAACCACTAGCGGTAGCATAACTTCCACCTTCATCATCACGCGGCGGGACAATGGAAGGTTTTTTCTTATCTTCCTCATCTTTTCTAGCGCGCTTGATTTCAAAACCAAATAGTTTTAAAGCGCTATTTGTACCCGTTTCTGCCATTTCAATTTCCTAAAGCTAAAGAGAGGAGGTCAGGCCAATCCCGACCTCCCCTATATTTATATTAGCTAGTTGTATCTGATTCGTAGTACTGATAAGCCCAGTTACAAGTGAATCTTTCAATATTATCATTATCAGAATATGATACTGCAATGTCTGAAAGATCCTGTGGATATGCACCACGGAATGTATAGGTCTTTAGTACTGTACCGTCACGATCCAACTGTTCAACTTTAAGATCTGCTTCGTATGCAATTGGAGCATTCAAACCAGTATTTGCACTGTGTGCATTAATACCATTCATCCAACGCTCGATTGCATTACGGATTGCAAAGTCGGTATCGTTGATGATTGTTGTCTGCCATTCGCCAAACGTACGATCACCAGCCAGCTTCAGAATACGACCTCTGAATGCCATTGGAATGATACCAAAAGTTGAACCTGGTAGTGATGCTGCTTCTACCAAGAAAGAAGTCAACTCAGGGTCGCCATTGGCAAACCCTGGATAGTTGATTGTTACTTGGAAGAGATTAGGACGAGCACCGCCACCTCTTAGTTTTGCCTTAAAATCATCTACTCCGAGAATAGCCATTTGTTACCTCCTTATACCGTGCCTACGACTTCTTCGAAGTCAACACCCGTACGAACAGCTACGAAGTTCAGAGTGACGTAGTTAATAGACCGTGCAGGCTTAATGAAGATACTTGCAATGAACTCATTGCGATCTACAACTGCTGGTGTATTATTTGTTTCATCACAGACCACTTTAAAGTCTGTAATACCACGACGACCTTTTACTTCACGAAGTACTGGTTCAACAATGTTGACAAATTCTGCTCGAGTAAACTCATCGTTAAACTCAAACATTACTTGTTCAGCTGCACGACCAATCGCTCTTTCAAGTACGAGGAACAAGCGACGTACGTTGATGCGATCGAATGCAGATGGACGACCAAGATTTGTCTTATCACCAAACAACAGAACGCCTTGTCCTGGAATGTTTGCAATTGGATTCACACCCTTCTTGTAGAGTGAGTCACGCTGTGCTTTTGTTGGTGAATAAGAGATTGCTGTAATCCCAAGATACTGACCACGTCTTGAACCTGCAGGTGAGAACCATGGTGCACGATTAAGATCTGTTGCAGCCATAATACCTGCTGTAGATGAAGCAGCTGGGATGTTAATGTACTGATCATTAAACTTGTCATATACTTTCAGATAGTTATTATCTGCAATCAAGTATGATGACTTTGTATATGTATCAGCTGTAGCAATTACGTTATCTGTAATTGACTGGCCACTTGTAAGATTAACAATGTCTGAACGGGCTGGTGATGCTACAACAACACAATCCTTACGAGTTGATTGAGCTGTAGAAACCAGATCGTTAACAACTGTTGTATGATCTGTACGTGAAACCATACCTGGTGCAATCAAGAAGTCTACTTCTACCTGATCTTTATCTTCAAAGAGATCAAAACCAGACTGGATTTCTGTTGTACCAAGTGTACCTGAGTTTGCACCTGACTTAAAGTCGTGTGCTACTGCATCTGTAATTGATGGCTTGTAGCTTTGTGCTGATGCTGTTGATCCTGCGCCAGCTGCTTTAAAGTCTGAATCAAAGCCAACTGCCCAGATGTATTCTGAACGAGCATTGATAACATCAAGTGCAAAGTTTGTTGTTCCATCAGTATTGAATGCTTTATCAATAACTGATACGAATGGATATGTCTCTAGGACTGTACCTTTTGTTCCGCTAAACTCACCATCAGAGTCAACAATTGCAACGTGAATTTCATCATTGGTTGCTGACTTATCTGTAGCAAAGCTGGATGTGCCTGGTGCAAAGTCAAAGCTCGACTTATATGCCCAACGATCAAAAGCTGAATCATCTGGAGGGCATACTGATACTTTGATGCCATTTCCTAATTCACCTGGCCACTTAGCGATGAACGTATGACTTCCTGCTGCAAGAGTTCCCTCTTGACCATCAAAGTCTGTTTGGTTTTTAATGAGTGGCTGGCTTAAGCCGCCATCGGAATCTGTTGCTAGCTGTCCAATAACTGAACGAGCATTTTTTGCTGCTGGATCTGAAGTAACTTCACGTACAACCTGGAGTGAACCAGAGTAGCGTAAGAAGTAAGATGCAGTATGGAAATCGATTGTCGTGTCGGAATCTGGTGTAGCAAAAGTAGCAGCGAGAGTGGTCTCGTTGTCTATCAATACTCTTTGCTCAACAGGACCCCAACGAAAGTTACCAACCATCGCGCCGGTAGTTGACTGTACGTTAGGAACGCCACCAGTCAGATCTATCTCTTTGACGACAACCGCTGGTGATGCAGACGGTGTTGAGAGTGCCATTTTATCTTCCTTTGTTAAAAATTATATGTTCCATGATACGAATAGTCAACTTGAGAGTATTTATACTTTTACAGAATTGGGTCATCATCCCACATATGTCTGTCAGTTTCTTCTCTTATACGCCATGGATCATCTTGATTCTCGACTACTTCAGAATATTCTTTACCATCATCGATAAAGCCAAATGGTACAATATCATCCTCAATTTCTTTCATTCTTTGATTAAACAACATTTGTTTAAGATTAATATCTGTTAGATCAGCAAAGTATTGTGTTGATACAAAGTATCCAAACATTACTAGGTTCATCATAAGGTCATCATGATTGCCTTCAGTGGCTTCGTATGACTGACCTTTTGCTTCGAATGTTGAAATCTCTAGTATAGTATGTTCATCAACAATAGTCAACTTATTTGTTTCAAGAACATCTTTAATTGCTGAACAGCCAAGACGTTTAGTCTTTCTATTCATCTCTACACCAAGAGCATTAGCTTTTACGGAAGATTCAACATGCATATTCTCATATTCTAAATCATAATATAATCCATTACAAACAACTCCACCTTGATCATTAGCTTCAATCACAACATATGCTTCGTTGTAGACTTTTGCGTACTTATATATAATGTTTGGGAAGAGTATTGGAGAGATAGTGTTGTTGCGGTAAACAGCAACCTGCTCGAAAGGGCGGACGCTAATATCGATCATTGTAAAAGTAGAATAATCCTGTCCTCTTCCCTTACTTACGTCAACAGTCATTACATAGTCATGATCCTTCACAGGCTCTTTGTATATCTTTAAGTTACCACCTTCTAACAGTCTTTCATAAGGCTTAGCTCTTAGATTGAGTAGACAGTCAGCAGATATTAATGTATCACCAGTACCAAAGAACGTATTTCCAAATTCCTGATCGAACTGCAATTGACTGGTGTTTGCAATCGTTTGTTCTTTCCACTTTTCGTCACGACCAGGAACATCAAACCAATCTACTCTGAATGATTTGAATTCGTTTATTCCTTGGACTGCTCCTTCCCAAATTTTGTGAAACTGGTTGCCAATCCCATTAGCAGTTGAAGTAACGATAACCTTAGTGTCTTTACCAGACGATACAACTGGGTATGTTGAGGTATAAAATTCAGCAGCGCGTTCAACAAAAGCAAACTCATCGAGGTAAAGAAGATTAACTGACATGCCACGAATGCTACTACCGGAAGTAGCAGCAGCGATAATACGGCTGTTGTTACTGAATTCCAAAGATCCTTTATTGAGAGCTTTGTTACCTGGTTGCAAAAAGAACGGTAAGTTCTCAAGCATGAGCGTAATCCGCTGTAACATCTCACGCGCCGTTGCGCCTTTATTTGCAAGAACCGCAATCGTCTTTTCAGGGTTGAAGATTGCGAACCATAGTAAGTATGCGCAGGCTGATATTGATTTGCCAGATTGACGACATGCGAGAACGACATTGAACCGATTTTCCTGAAAGTGTCTAAACATATCTCTTTGATATGGGTAAAGGTCAAACGTCACCAACCCTTTGTCAAGAGATATAACTTTAACATATGTTTCTGCGAAATGCACGGGGTCCAGCATACACTTCTTGTATTCAGCAATAAGTTCAGGAGTCCACTGTTCTTGAACGCCATCCCTTTTGACATTAGGATTCCCCAGGTAACTTGACGGTCGGTTCAGCATCAATCACATCATCCTGTCTTAACATCTTTTGTAAATCAGCAGTTGAAGTTAAGAATACATTATTAGTTTGGTTTTCTATCTGTGCAACCTCATCTGTCTTATCAAGATCTTTTTGTTTCTTATTTAGATCCATAAGACGATCATTAACATCAGAGACATTTTTAATCATACCAGAAAGCACTTCATAAGCTCGAGGATGTTCAGAAGACCTAGCAACTTCGATCATATCCTCGAGAGCATCTTTTCCTTTCTCGATCAACTGATAATAAGTATCACGAGAATAGTCGTAATCATTCTTTACTTTTTCGTCACTCATATGCTACATGGATTAGAATCCACCTCCACCTGTGTTGACTTCACCACCAAATGCAATCAG